TTTACTATTCCTTAACATATGCCTCGTTTTCGGGCGTATCAGGATCATCAGCTATGTAGTGGCCTTTTGCATCCCTCGCTCTTTTACGAGTTGTTTTCTTTTTTGCTGGTTTTTTTGGTTCTGGCGTAAATGTCGGATCAAGCAATTCAGACGGAATACGCGCAGCTTCTAATGTATCGGGAAGATCGCCATATTGATTAAACAAATTGATAACTTTTTGATCGCCATAAAAGTTACCTAATCGATCGCGTTCTTCTTCTGCGGTTACAACAAACATACCGTCAACTCGTATATTTGTAACGGCATCATCGCCATGTATAGATTGTAGCAGTTTTATTTCTGCTGGTGTTACCATAGTCTTTGGTACAACGCTGCGAATGTCTCCCCCAATCGCAACAGTACATGAACATTTTTCAAACATATTATCCTCCTGATTGATAGGAGGGCGCGAACGCCCCCCTGATTAATTTATGAAATTTCGTAAACACCGTGACAATTCAGCTGCGTAGCTGTAAGTGCTGCGGTAGTTGTAATAGCTCTAAACATAACGTACTGGTCAGCTGGTCTAGCTGGTGAGTGCCGTTTCATTTTTTCGCCATCCATGTAGTACAAGCATAGTTTCGATGTATCGATGATGTAACATCGTTTGCTTGGATCTTTACCAGAAATTGTAAGATCATCCATCGTTGGATCATAAGCAAAAGTAAGACCGTTATAGTTAATCTCACCCATTGCAATGTTTTGATTTCTTGCAAAACCAGTATTACTATAGTTACCATTTCTTCGTAGCTCGTCTGCAAGACGATCTAAGAAAGCAGATCCGCAAATAGCAATATTTGGTTTACCGCCAAAACGTTTTAACTGCCTCATTTCAGTGTGCATTGTTTCGATCAACTCTTGCCCACTTGATGAAGTTGTTATTCCAACGTTAGCTCGGTTTCTCCACCATGTATTTGACACAGTAGATAGACCGCCAACAGTTGTACCGGATGCTGTTGGATCATCTAGAATTAAGGTTTGAATACCAGCAATTGCGTTTGCATCCGCTGTACCATCCCCAAAGATAAAATCATTTATCCCTCGAGAGTAACCTTCCATCATGTCGTCCAGCTTATCTTGGAAAAGATTAGCTAAAACCGTCTGATCTCGGCCTGAGTGATTGCTTACACCAGCTGATGTTGTGCTTTCAGTAACGCTAATACCGTCCTTTTTAAGTTCGGTTAATGTTAGTGAAATACCGGCGTGGTGCTCTTTCCATGCGTATGCAGCGCGTTTGATGTTTGCCGGATTTGCATACGTCACAGTATCATTGTGGGTATAACCACTTACTGTAGTTGTATACGTTCCTTTAACACCAATACTAAGCTCACCTTTACCACCTGGAAAAGTTTTTGATGCTGCGTCCATTGCTTTTAGCAGCGGCTTGTCTTGTAAAGACTGAGAATACACTGTGCCTTTGTCGATATAGTAATCGAGGGCGGCGTTAGCGATGTTCTCAAGTTCGGCTGTTGAAAATGCCATTTTGACTTCCTAACGTTTTTAGGAGTTACCCATTGCCGCTGCAATCGCTTCCTGTAACGATTGTGGTTCTGGCGCTGGACTACCTCCAAGTTTACCACCAGACGCGGTTTTCATTGGGATCCGATTTCCAAATTTAGAATTAAATTTTTCGTTCACTTGGTCATAAGCACTCTGCGCCAGCTGTATAGCCTCTTGCGGATTTTGTGCCGTCTGTCCTCGCTCTGCAATCATCGCCCTGACTCTCGCGTCAATTAGATCTTCTTTAAGGTCATAGTCGGGGTCATTAGCTCGGGCGTTTTCTTCCCAATTAGTTACAGTTTCAGCTAAATAATCTACATACTCTCGCTGCGTCTGCATCTGTTGTCGCTGAACCATTTGCTCATTAGTCTGCTTCAGCCTTGCGGCTTCTGCTCGAGCAATTGCTAACTCTTGTCCGGCATCTTGGTCTAAGTAACCATCATCAACTCGGGTTTGAATGTCTTGCGGCATGACAATGCCAGCCGCTTGAGATAATTGCTCCACGTAAGGTTTTAATGCTGTTAGTGCGGCCATTGGGTCAGACTTCATTTTAGCCATAATGTCTAACCCAATTGCTGCTTCCTCACCCGACAAATTAGCCTCTGTCAAATAATTCTGCATTATATCAAACTTTTGTGCGCTTTCTCTTGCCTCATTCCTCTGTTGTACAAGTTCTTTAAACCTCGGATGCTTATGAAACGGTAAGTTAGAGTAATCTTCTTCCTGTTCTGCCAACTCAACGTCGGCTTCACTTTCCGTAGATACTGCCTCGACTTCTTCCCTTTCTACTTCCTCAGTCTCAGAGTGCGACTCTGGCTCTTCTTCGGGCTGCGCTGCATCTTGAATGACACTAAGCAGATCCGCTTCAGTTTCGCTTTCAACGGGTGACGACTCCGCATTTTCGTCCTCGATTATATCTTCGGCCTCGGTGGACGTTTCCGATTCCGTGGTTTCATCAACCATATTAGCGTCCTTCCTTCTATCTATATTTTACAGCTGTTGATCGCAACAATCAACAAACTGCAAAAAATTACTGGTTATTTGCTCCCATAGGTGCTGGGCCTCCCCCTCCTGCTGGTAGCTGCCTTGGCGCATTATCCGCACCGCCTCCTGGCGCACCAGCTAACGCTGGATCACCAGTTCCTTGTCCTTGTCCTTGATTCATACTGACAATTGAAGGAATTTTGTCTGCAAACGCCGAGTCAAGTTCAAGCTTGTCATCAAGACGTTTTAACAATTCTTTCGCTAACCATTTTGGATCCATTCCAGGTATTTGCAGTAAGAACGGCATAATGCGCTCTATATTCGCAAGTTCCGCTGCACGGTTAGGTTTACCCGTAGATCCAGCTTCGATCTCTAGGAATACTTCTTCCATTATTTGATCTCGGGTCATTTCTGGCCATACTGCACCTGGCCCTACTATTTTAACAACTTCTTCTTTAGCTAAGTTTGCTAGTAATACTTGACCAGCCGCCCTAGTTATTTCCGACATAAAGCTATCAAGTTCATCGACATTAGCGCCAAGACTAGACATACGTGCGCTTTCAGCAATCGATGTTTCTGTTGCTGTAGCTTTAGATAATCCGCCAAAACTGCTTTCTTGTGCGCCTACAACTAACTGAATATCGTCAAAAATTGTGCGTACTTCGTACAGATTAGGGTCTATTCCAATCTGTCCTACTGGCTGAATAACGTCATTTACCTTTTGGCCAGCCGCCAAAGCTTGCAACTCTATCACCGCATTTGCTGGATGCGTTGCTAACTTTTCCTTATCGTTATCCTCTAATACGCCAGCTGGTGCTGCATACTTAGGTCTATTTGCCCTTCGATGCTCCCTTAATCCCTGCCTCGCTCTGTTGTACTCATGCTGCATCGGCAACAACAACCCAATATCGCTGGGTGGGTATAGGTGATCTTTGTGTTCAACTTCATTAAACACAAGAGCAAAAATCGGCCAAAACGTTTCTACGTTTACTGGCGGCGCTGTAGGTTCACGCAAAAAGTCTGGGTGTCCATCTGCAACTACATACTGCACACCGGTTTTACGGTCATAGATTTCATATACTTGCGCTAATCCTTTTGGCGCACCTTCGCCTGATATATCATCGTAAGACGTAGATAACTTGTTTGCATCATCATGCCCAATCAATCGACCTTTCATATCATACGTTTTAAACGCATTTTTCATATCAACGTCGTAGATTTCCTTTATTTCATCGGGCGTTAAATAAAGCTCATGCGCTACCCATTCACACCCAACAAACCCTCGCAATTGTCGGCATCGGGGGTCAATAATAATTGAATTTGCTTCTGGAAAATCAAACACTAAACCTTCGCGTATTGTAACCATTGGCTCTTGCAAAAGTGCTTGCATCGATAACATTAGTTCTTCGATCTGTGGATCGTCCTTCTGTATCTCTCCCTCAGACGCTTGATCTGCAACTCGACGCATAAAGTCTATCTGCGCTTGTACATCAGCAATCTTCGCAGCAACTTCTGGCGCTCGATCTACGTCACGTTGAAACCCAACTTTTACAAACCCAACGCCAGTAGTAATTACCCGACGCACTAATCCCTTCATTTGAGCCTTAAATGCTGGCTGTTGCTCTTTCATGTAATAATCAAAAAGATTTTCTAATGTTTTAGCAACATTATCGAGCATTTTGTTTTGCGTCTTACCGGAGGTGTAATCATTGATAATATTTGCTGCCGCTGGCGGTACGGGCATATTCATTGCAGCCGCTTGCTCGGAAGCCATAAATGCTTGCGCTAATGTGTCGGCATCCCCATCCCAAAACTGGTAACTCATACGATTACGTCTTTTAGCTACTGCTTTTGGATTTTTAGCGTACAATTGTGCTGTTCTTTGCTGCACATGACGCTGTAATATGTTGGCTACATAATTTTCACTAGACCACTTCGTTTCCTCAAAACCATTTAATGCTGCGTCCATGTCACGCTTCATTGTTTTAAATGCTTTTTTATGAAACTCTTTTGCGTGTTTAATCCGTGCTAACCACTGATTGACTAATGCTTTTCGACGCTCTGTCGGCTCTGGCTTGTCAACGTCTATCGTTGTAATCGACATTTCTTCGTGCATTTACCAACCACCCGTTCTTATATTTTCAAACTGTTGTTTTCTACGATGCGCGGCATCCCACTTAACCCAAGCAAGAGTGCCAACTTTCGGCCTATTAGTTGTTTTAACTATACCACCACCAGGGGTAGTAAGTCGAGACAAGCCCATGCCTATCCATGCAAAGGTATCTACAAAGTCATCATTACGTCCATTCGGAAACTTTAATAATTCGTCTGTTGCCTTTTGTGTCCAGAATGACTGTTTCGGAAACAACACTTTGTTCATTGCCATACGACCCAGTATTGACTGCGCCCGTTGTACTTTATTGGCTACTGGCGTTACTTCCTCGATACGGCAATAAATACGTTCTTCTGCCATACGTTTACGCAAAAACGGCCCAATAGCTTTAGAAATATGGCCTTTCTCTGCCCACCATATTAATGGCTTCCACTTCTTTATAAGCGCAAGCATGGCATCAACCACTTTGTCAGTAGGTTGTTTTTCCCACCAGCTATCGAGCAAATATATATCGTCGTTCTGATCGACGCCGACGATTAGCAAACAAGTCGCATCGTTTCTTGTTTTATCAACACCAACGGCATGATCGCTGGCTGCATAAATACGCAAATCTTTAGGTAATTCTTTGCGATTATAATATTTTACATTTTCTCTGCGAAACAAATCACCATCTTCGGGTGTAGGCCGACCCTGATACAATGCGCTAAAACCTCGAGAGTCCAAACGCCGCTGCGCTTCCATAAACTCCATATCAAATCGATCCGGCCACAACAGTTCGCCTACCTCTCGACCTAACGGATCATCTTCTTCTGCTAATGCTGGTAAGTTTATAATCTTCCACTTTGCAGCTTCTTCTGGGCTATAGTGCGGATTAGTGGGGTCAGTCAGTCTACCAATTAAATCATCTTCATGCCACCTAGTCTGCACAATAACAATCGATGCGGATGCAGTCATTAGACGGGTCATAAGCACCTGAGTAAACCATTGCCATAATTGTTCGCGCAACGTCGGGCTGTTTGCCTCGATACTATCTTTTATTGGATCATCAAGAATAACAAAGTCGCCACCTCGACCAGTAATAGATCCACCTCGCCCAACAAACACCGACATACCGCCAGATCCGGTTTGTATTCTCGATTTACTTGCACCACCTTTACGCAATCCGAAATTAGGAAAAACGTGTTTGTATTGAGGCAGCATCATAATGTTGCGTACATCTGCACCAAAGTCTTTTGCAAAATCTTCGTTATATGTAGCAAAAATTACGTTTCTATACGGATCTCGACCTTGCAACCAAGGCACAAATCGACGCGATATTAGTTCAGATTTACCATGTCGAGGCGGCATTGATACGATTAGTCTAGGAATATGGCCTTTTTCGACCTTTTCAAGCACCTTTGCCAATGCTCGATGGTGTTTTGCGTCCTTAAACATACTTTCATCGATATTTTCGGGGTCATCTGCATCTGGCATGGTATATTTAACA